AAGCGTAAAAGAAAACAAATGTATCCATCCAACTTTGAAGCCAATCAACTTGATGGCTTATCTATGTAGATTGGTTACACCAGAAGGCGGAATTGTTTTAGATCCGTTTATGGGTTCTGGTTCAACTGGAATTGCATCACAACTTGAAGGATTTAGATTTGTAGGAATGGAGATGGACGCAGACTATTTTAAAATATCAGAAGCAAGAATTAACTCATATGAAGAGTATAGAAAATTTATTAAGAAATGATATACATACAACAAATAATAATAGGATTTTTATTAGGTTGGTTCGCAGTGAATTTTGAACCGTTCCGTTGGCTTTTAAAACCTATAAAACAATATGGCATCTATAAGTATTTATATAAAATGGTTAGTTGTCCAAGATGTGCCACATTCTGGATTACTTTAATCTATACTCAGAATATAATAATAGCAATTACAGCGAGTTTTATAGCTGATGTATATGATAGAAATTTTAATAGTATTAGAATATGAGTGATATTTTAAAATATAAAGATTTAGTAAAAATGATTGACGCTAGAAAATCTATACCACCATCATTAGAACCGATGGTTATTAGAGCATATAAAGATATATTTGGTGAAGATGAACATTTTAAAGGTTATTTAGATTGTAAGTGTCCATCATATGTTAAACTATTTTATAGCTCATTAAAATTAAAATTAAACGATTATGAAAGAAGATTACGAGAAAATACTTAAATTAAAACATAGAGACCGAATTACAAGCAAGGATATATCTTTTATTAAAGAGATGCACGAGAAGTATTTATCAAGCTTGCGAAAAGTTATTTGTTGGCAGTGTCCAGCATCTATACGAGAAGCTATGTTCGATTGTATAAGATTTGTAGAAAATAATCCAATAGAAGATGAAACTAAAACTATTACAGAGCAACGACCTTCAGAGGTTGGAAAGAATAGCGAGCGACTTTCTGGAACAAGTAAAAGTGGAAAGCGTTCAAATAGCAATAAAAAATGATATGTATGTTATATTGATTACATATTATGAAAAAATATAAATGATTATGAGAAAGAAAGATCCAGTATATCATAAGAAAAAACTCATTGAGGCTATGATAAAATGCCACGGTGTAGTGACTACTGCTTGTGCAGCAGTTGGTATTAGTAGGAATCAGTTTTATCAATATTACAATAATGATTCTCAATTTAAAGAGGAGATAGATGAGATTCAAGATATTAATCTTGATTTTGTAGAAGATAAACTATTTGAGAATATTGCTGATAAAGACAGAGCATCTATATTTTTCTATTTAAAATATAGAGGTAGAAAAAGAGGTTATATTGATTCAAGTGATTTGAATATAAGTGGAAATTTAGATATAAACTTAAAAAATATGTTCGGATTTGAAGACGATGAAGATAATACTGAAAAATAAGTATAAACCTTTAATATATTCTAAATCAAGATATTTCATAATTACTGGTGGAAGATCGAGTGGTAAGAGTTATTCTATTGCCGCTTTTTTATTAATGCTAACTTTTGAGAAAAATCATAAGATTTTATTCACAAGATATACAATGAGTTCAGCACATATATCTATCATACCTGAGTTTTTACAGAAGATTGAATTTTTAAATCTAGCAGAACATTTTGAAATAACTAAAACTTCAATAATTAATAAACTCACAGGTTCTCAGATTTTATTTAGAGGTATAAGAACATCAAGTGGTATTCAAACGGCTAATCTAAAATCTATTGAAGGTATAACAACTTGGGTTTTAGATGAAGCAGAGGAATTAGTAGATGAAGATATATTTGATAAAATAGATCTTTCTATTAGAACTAAGAATAATCAAAACAGAGTTATAGTCATAATGAATCCTGCAACAAAAGAACATTTTATTTATCAAAGATTTTTTCAAGATATGGGTGTTGAGCCAGGATCTAATTTAGTTAGTGATAGAGCAACTTATATTCATACATCATATCTTGATAATATAGAAAATATAAACGAGTCCATATTGCAGCAGATTAAAGATTTAGAGATGAATAATCCACAAAGATATAATCATATCATTATGGGTTCTTGGTTAAATAAAGCAGAAGGTGTTATATTTAACAACTGGCAAATTGGAGAATTTAAAGAAACTGATAAGGTTATATATGGTTCAGATTTTGGATTTTCAATAGATCCATCTACTTGTATTAAGGCTTGTTTTGATGGTAATAATCTATATGTTAAAGAAATGTTTTATAGACAAAAAATGGTTACATCTGATTTTGTAAATGAATATAGAAAATTACCAGAAGGTTCTTTAATTATAGCAGATAGTGCCGAAGCAAGACTTATAGAAGAAATACAAAGACAAGGTATAAATATAAGAAAGACTTTAAAAAAACCAGGCTCAGTTAAAGAAGGTATAATGTTTATGATGGATTACAATATTATAGTGGATTCAAGTAGTATAAATCTTATTAAAGAATTTAATAATTATTCTTGGAGTGATAAGACATCAGGACAACCAATAGATAAATGGAATCACGCTATTGATAGTTGTAGATATATTGTTCAATATCATAAACAGAACTCAGGAGGTATGCCTTTTTATATTGGTTAAAAACCGGGGAACAATAATATTGATATAGTATAAAATAGAGTTTAGAATATTAATATATAATAAAAAACAAAAACTAATAAAAGATATTTAAAAATAAAGAACGAAATATGATAACGATACAATTAGATAACCAGGACTATAAAATGCCTGACAATTGGAGCGAAGTTAATTTGGAAAGATTAATGAAACTAAATGATATACAAAAAAAGAAGTGGAGCAACGATATTGATATGACAGCACATATTTTAAATACATTATGTGATATACCAGTAGATTCTATATTAGATTTATCATTAAGTGATTTTACACAAGTAGCAGAATTATTAACTTGGATGGATAAACTACCAACCGAAAAAGTAGAAAGTATAAAAATAGATGATATAGAATACATACCAGTGAATTTACAGAATTTAACAGCAGGTGAGTATATATCATTAGAAGTTTTTCAAAAAGAAGATGTAGATGCTAATTTACATTTTATTACATCTATCTTGATTAGACCGAAAGTTGGTGATAGAATAGAAAAATTAGGTGATATGATTGATATAGGAAATAGAGCACAATTGTTTAAAGAAAAATTAATGGTTGGTGATTTATGGCCGATTGTGGATGGTTTTTTCAATGGCGCCGCTTTATCTTCTTTGACAAATACGCAGGACTCTTCGGACCAAGCAAAAAATCAAAGCAGATTAAAGATAGTAAGTTCTTAAAGAAAGCAAAAAAAGATGAAGCGGCTGAGATGAATGACGACTGGGTATGGCACTCTATGATTTATAGAATATGTAAGGAGATAAACTATAATCCGAATCAAGTATATGAATTGAATATAATAGATTGTTTAAACTGGTTAAGTTTCTTTAAAGAGAAAGACGATTATGAGCAGAAGTTAAGAGACGCACAAAATGGAATAACAAGATATTAAAAAAATAAAAACATAAAATGAGTTTAATACCAGCAAGTAATAATGTTAAAAATAGTGAATGGGCAGTAGCCATATTCAAGGACTTCGCTATTCGTTCAAGAGATTTACAAGGTAGATTTAAATTTGGATCAAATGATGAGATGAACCCAGATATGGAAACTTATCCGTATATGTATGTAGCACCATCAGATATATTAGTATCACCGAATTTAGATGGTAAGAGTGGCTATGCTTTTATAGAAGCGACATATGATGTAACAATAGCAGACAAACTGAAAAGTGGTAAGGATAATGAATTACAGACCGTATCAGATATACAAGAGATAATGATGGCTTTAGTGGCTGAGTTGGGCTCACACCCATATTATGTAGATAATCAGATGAAACTGATTGGTGATGTTAATATAACAACTACATTAGAGCAAGATGATGCAATATTGAGTAAGGTTACAGCTGGTATAACTTTAAGATTCCCTTTTAAATATCAATATTGTAATCAACCAGTAGATAATATTCCGTTTTATCCAGAAATAACAACTGATATATTTACAAGCGTTACACAATCTATTTGTACAATTATAGAAGATTGTCCAGTTATATTGACTATTGATAGCACACTTATAGATTTACAAAATCAAATAGATAATATAGTATTGACACCAGGACCAACAGGACCAACAGGTGAGGCAGGACCTATCGGACCGACTGGACCTATCGGACCGACTGGACAAGATGGATTTTTAGGAGGAACAGGACCAACTGGACCGACTGGACAAGATGGACAACCAGGAGCAACAGGACCAGCTGGAGCAACAGGACCAATCGGACCAACAGGTGCGACAGGACAAGATGGTGCAGGATCGCCAGGTAATAATGATGTAGGTGTTATGTACTTAAAGAATAATACAATACCAACAGTTGTTAGTGTGATTAATGATAGATATGTAGTATCAGGTACGATGAGTACTGGAACACTTTTTAACTTCATTAAAGATCCATCTACAAACTCATTAAAATATATTGGACCTGGTGCAAGATTTCATATTATAGCAACTTTTAACTTTTTTGAGGGTAATCAAAATACTTGTGGATTTTATATAGGACATAATACAGATGATACAACACCATTGGATCCTAACGCAGATAGAATAAGTGAAAGTGAGATTTATATTAACTCAGCTAATCCATCGGCTCAGCCGGTTGGTGGTGCTATTCAGACGGTACTTGATTTAAACACAAATGATAGAGTTTTCTTTATAGTTCAGAATAAAGATGCAACCTCAAATATAACTGTGGAGTTTTTAAAATATACAGTGACTTCTATAACAGCAGAAAGAGGTCCAACTGGTGCAACAGGATCATCACCAGCAATTGAATTGAGTGAAATAGCTTGGGGAACAGGCACAGGTATAACATCATCACCAGATTTTAGATTCTTTGCAAAAGGTTCTAATTTAGATTTTGGATATGGTAATACGGTTATATCAAGTAATAAATCTGGTTTTATAGGTACTGACGCATCTAATATAACTTACAATAATTTATCTACAATAGTTAGTTCTGTAAAATCTAGTTCATACCAATCTAATTATGGTTCAATAATAGGATCTGGTAAAGTAAGTAGTTCATATGATAATAATGTTTCTATTATATCAAGTATATATGGTAACTCACAAAATAACAATATGTTTAGTATAATAGGTAGTGAAAAATCATCAGCTGAAAATACAAGAACATCAGCAATTTTAGGTGGCTACTATAATCAGATTTTATCATCTACAAACTCAGTTATTTTAGGTGGTAATAATTTAACATTATCTGGTGAAACTGATTTAGTATATGTGCCAGAATTAAAAATAGAAACAGCATCGTTAAATTCAACACCATCTCAATTATTAGTTAGAAATGAAATTAGTGGAAATGTAGAATATACACCAGCGTCTCAATATTTAAATGAGGCCTCAACTTTTCAATTATATGGAGCAGGTGCTGATGGAACAATTAATTTTGATGGAACATCATATGCAGCATTTTCGTCTCTATCAGGAACAACATATTCATTGTTAAGATCTATATATGCATCTGATATATTAGTAGCGACTGGATATACGGTGGATCCAAATGGATTCGCAATATTTACAAGAAATACATTAACGATTAATGATGGTGGTAAGATATCATCAAATGGAAATACAAGACCGAAGGCAGGATCAGGTCTTGCAGCAGTTCAGCCAGGAGCAGTATCAAGAGCAGCATCAGCAGCATTTTCAACTAATCAAATTGTTATAAATGCTGGTGGTGCAGGTGGAAATGGTGGTAATACATCAGCAGCAGGTCAGAACACTGGTTTATCAATTCAATATTTAGGAGGAGTAGGTGGATCAGGAGGATTAGGAGTTCCACCACCGCCATATCCTGCTGGTGGAGGTGTAAGAGGATTAGCAAATATATCAGCAGGAGTTTTACAACAACCATATTCAACACAATTCAACGCAGCGAGTTTATTATTAGGTATAACACAACCAATAACTGGTGGAGCCGGAGCAGGTGGAGCCGTAGGAGCAAATGTATCAGCAGGAATTCCAGGAGCAGGTGGAGCAGGTGGATCATCACCGAGAGGAATTTTCATAATAGCGAGAACATTAATTTTAAATGGAACATCATCTTGTATCCAATCAAATGGTGGAGCGGGAGCCGAAGGTGGTGACGCACCTGTTGGAGGTAATGTCTCATCAGGTGGAGGCGGTGGAGGCGGCGGAGGCGGCGGCTTTACATATATCTTAACAAATACATTAACATATACAGCAAATGGACAGATTCAAGCCTTGGGTGGTTTAGGTGGTTTAGGTGGATTTGGTAGAGGATCTTTTGGTGGTTTTACATATTCAGGAGTTAGATCAGCAAGTGGTTCAAATGGTGGTGATGGTTATGTAGTTATAATAAATCCTGTGACTGGTGATAATGATGCATATGTTGGATCATATTAAAAAAATAATATAATAAAATGATAGGAAATTATATAGATGGATTAGGTTGGGAAATTTTATGTGATAATTTAGGATTATGTGTTGGATATGTTAAATCAACAATTAGACCAGAGGATTCTCATTATGAAGTTTTTTGTGAGACGACTTTTATTACAAAAGTTGGAAGTCAATTATTTTTAAATGGTGAGGAAGTCGTAGCAACAAATAGTATAATTAATTATGTTGAATTAACAGGTGATTTTGTTTTGATTGAATTAGATAATAAATTAACTAAATGTTTTTTACATAACACCACAATAGAAGGTGATTGGTTTAATGAATTAGAAACTCTATACACAACATATCTTTCATTAATATGAAAATATCTAACTTAAAAAAAACAATGCACCAATTTGGTAGAGAAACCGTAGATGTGATTAAAAAAGACATCAGGTATAAGAATGCCATTAAAACTGGAAAGCTTTTAGGTTCTATTACTTATCAGTTATATGAAAGAAGTGCTAATATAGAGGTAGATTTTTTTATGGTAGAATATGGTAAGTATGTAGATGAAGGAACTCAATATATTAAAGCAAGACACTTCTTTAAAGAAAATATAGATAAACAATATAAAAAATTGCAACAAGAAATATCTGATGCTGTATCAAAAGATATAGATGAAGAATTGAAAAACATTTTTAAATAAAAAATATTTTAAAGTATATGGCAATTACGATAAACAATGCACCAAATAATTATGAACCGATTTATACGAGTTCTATACCTTTTGAGGTTACTTCAACTTTTCAAGCCGAAGAGAATTTTAAATATCTATTTGATTTATATGTAGATGGTGCATTTAAAAATAGAATAGCAACATATCCAAGACCTGATAGTAAAGGAGTATATTCACCACATTTAGTACTACAAGCAAATTGTGAAACAGGATTACAATTTTCATTAACTAGTGTTGAGCAGAATACTGACTCAAAGGCTTTTTATTATGTGAGATTAGGTGAACAATATAATCCTGGATTAACATTCGCTGATACAGACCTGGCAACTTCTTTTACAGGATATACTTTTTCAACGGTAATAACTGGTGAATTTTTCATAGGTGATATAATAACCGTACAAAAAGATAATATCGCTATAAACCCGTGGATTGATGGAACAGCATCAGTAACATCATTAACAAGTAACTTTAGTATAATGACTGATAAACCAAGAGATTCGAGTGTGGTTTTTTCAAGTAATGAAAGTGGTTCTATTATCAATGTTACAAGACTATCAGCAACTTCAAGTGAATTGGTTGCTTGGAATGCAGCACAGCAAGA